TTAAAAGATGCTGAAGGTAAATTACTGGAGGGTGGTTCGCTTGAAATTATCTTGCCATTTGAAAATATAAATTTCGAGAGGCTAACGGATTTGAACACGTCTCTTTTAACGAACATTCAGTACGGACTTTCTTTGGATGAAAAATTAGAACCAGCCAACCCAAAAGCCGTAATATTTTATAATAATAATGTTCAGTTAGGAGCGACTAAAATATCATTTGTAAACAGCAACGGCATAAGTGAAATTATAAATACGACTATAAACACGCCAAGCCATTCATTGGGATTAGAACTACCAACGCAATCCTTTTTATTTGAAGGCAATCTTAGCACGTGGAACAACACCAAAATAGAAGAGACATTATACACGAACTATTGGCAAGATTATATTTTAAATATTTTCGATATTAAAAAAAGAGAGTTCACATTTAAGTCAATTTTACCAGCGTATTTATTAACCAAAATAAAGCTGAATGATTTGTTAAAAATCAAAAGCAATTATTACCGAATAAATGATTTTACGGTGAATCTTTTAGATGGTTCGGCAAAGTTCAAATTAATAAATAACTTCGATTTAATTGCTGGGTTATTTAGACCGAGTTCAGATAGTGCTTTTAAAAATTATGTGGCGCAATCATTTAGTATTTATGTTTCTAATAGCGACGTAATGAATTTGTCATTTACTGACTTAGGTTTTGGAAGTGGATGGATAACAGCGATTAAAAACGGAACATTTATAGATTTCACGTTAACCGAAAATACTGAAATACAAAATAGGGATGTGTTTTTAAACGTAGATAATGGAAGCGGAAAATCATTCCAAATTTACGTAAACCAAGATAATAAAATAGTGTCGTTTGATGCTACAATACAGAAATTCGATAGCGATTTATTAACATTTGATGCAGAATAATTATGGCAAAACAAATAGTAGGACTAGGAACAACGCCAAACGATGGTACAGGCGACAATTTAAGAATTGCAGGGGCAAAAGTAAACGATAATTTTACGGAATTATACGACAGCAAACTATTAACCGAAAAGAAAATAGACATCGTTGTAAATGCAACCACGACAGCACTTTCTTTAGGTACTTTAAATACTGACTATCCAAGTATGGAAAACGGTTTTAGGGTTCTTTGCGCTTTGATTTCGGGTGGTGGATTAGTTTACATTAAAGTAACTGGAGGCTGGGTTTCCTCACCAATAACAACGGTGGTATGATAGCCGAAATAATAAAACTTTGTAATATGCTGCCTTTTTACGGTGGCGGCAAAAATGTAGAAATAGCCAAAGGAAAATACGCTATGGTTAGGACGTGGAGCAAATTAAAAGAACAAGTTAAACGCGAAACAAAGAAATGATAAAAGAAGAAATAGTAATAAATGTAAACACCGAAAGTGCACAAGCCAATGTTAAGAAATTAGACACGGGCATTAAAGGCGTTGGGACTACTTCGGACAATGTTTCCAAAAGTGGTGGCGGTGCGTTTAATAAAATTGGCGATTCCGTTAGAGGAATGTTTCCAGCATTGGACGGTGCAATGTCAGGACTAAACGGTGTCGGGAAATCAATGTGGGCTATTGTTGCAAATCCATTAGGTCTAGTATTAATTGCTATTGTAGGGGCATTGACATTAATGTACAAAGCTTTTGCAAGTACCAACGAAGGAGCGGACAAATTAGAACAAGTAATGTCGGGATTACGCGCAACAGTTGACGTTGTGCGTGACAGGATTTTGGTAGCTGGAAGCGCAATCGTTAAGTTTTTTAGCGGTGATTTTAAAGGAGCAATTTCAGAAGGCAAAAAAGCAGTAAGCGGATTTGGCGAAGAGGTCGGTCGGGAATTTAGAATAGCAGCCAACGCGGTTAAAGACCTACAAGAAGTTGAAGATGCAATGAGAGGGTTAAGCGTTTCCCGCGCTAGATTAGACAGGGACTTGGCGAAATCAAAAGAATTATTAACGGATGAAAACGCAAGTTACAAAGACAAGAAAAAGGCATTAGACGAAATCAAAATAGCCGAGGGCAACCAAAGCAGACAAGAACTTGCGAACGCTCAAAAGAAATTAAATGCAATTGTAGCCCAAAACAAACAATCAGATACCAGTAACGAGGATTTAAAAAAGGAATCGGATGCAAGGGTTACTTTGTATAATTTACAGCAAAAAAGCGCAGAGGATAACCGAAGCATAAACAAGCAAGAAAAAAGAGCGCATTCGGATGAAATGTCAAGGCTGAAAGAGATTTCAGATGCAAGAAGTGCACGAGCAAAAATCGAAGCCGACAGACAAAAAGAAATCGTAAAAGCGCGAGAAGAACACGCTAAAGCAATTTCAGAGTTTGAAAAAAACCTTTTGAAATCAAATCAGGATTTAAACGATAGAACCGATCAGGAGAAACTTGACCGTCAAAAAGAGCGTGATATTTTGGCTTTGGAAAATTTAAAAGCAACAGAAGAAGAAAAGAAAAACTCTATACTTTTAATAAATGAAAAGTACGCAACACTTCAATTTGACTTAGACACCAAAATAGCACTAGACAAAAAGACAAAAGACGAAAAAGATGCTGCTGATAAAAAAACGAAAGACGAAAAAGAGATAGCCGATGCAAAGAAATTAGCAGAAGAGAAAATCGCAATTGAAAAAACATTACTAGACTCTAAATTAAAAGGCTTAGATATTATTACACAAATTGCGGGGGCAGAGTCACTAGTTGGAAGAGCCGCTTTAATTTCAAAACAAGTACTTGCCACAAAAGAACTTTTAATCGACTTAGGTGCGATTAGATCAAAAGCAACTAAAGCAGTAGCTGGGGCTTCTATGGATGGTGCGGAGGCAGCGTCTGGAGTTTCCACAGGTCTTGCCAAAACGTTAGCGTTGGGATTTCCTGCCGCAATACCCGCATTAGTTGGATATGCGGGGGCAGCAGTTGGGATAGTTACGGGAGTTTTGAGTGCCGTTAAAAACACAAAAAAAGTGGCTTCACAATTTGGAGCAACTGGCGGAGGTGGGGGCGATAGTCCAAGAGCATCGACGCCATCCGCACCATCTTTCAACTTAGTGCAGGGAACAGGAAGCAATCAAGTTGCGCAATCGTTGAACAAGCAACAACAGCCTATTAAGGCGTTTGTGGTTAGTACCGATGTCACCACTAACCAAGCGTATGACAGGAACATTGTAAATAATAGCAAAATAGGTTAATTCCGTTTTTGTTACAAAATTAACACATTTTCGTTATTAAGGTATGAAAACATACGAGGCTTTATTTAACCCGAAGGAAAACAAAGGAGTATTCGCCATTAGCTTGGTAGAATCGCCAGCGATGGAAGGCGAATTTATCGCACTAAATAAAGACACGGAAATACAATTCAAAGCATTAGACACCGAGCAACGTATTTTGGTAGGTTTGGTTTTAGAACCTAACAAGCCTATTTACAGAAATCAAAATGGGGAAGAGTTCAATATTGTTTTTCCTGACAACACGGTCAAAGAGTTGTGTTATCATTTTATGGAGTCTCAAAGTAATAATAACTCTTCAATCGAACACACAGGGGAAAAGATAAATGATGTTTCTTTTGTTGAAGTTTGGCTAGTTAGAGATGAGAAAATGGACACAGCCGTTGCGTTGGGATTGAAGCCTAAAATAGGCAGTTGGATGACGGCAATGAAAGTGAATAACGATGATATATGGAGTGAATACGTAAAAACTGGAAAAGTGAAAGGCTTTTCAATAGATGCAATGCTTTCGCTAAGTGAAGTACAATTAACTAAAAATGAAATAACAATGGCAGAACAAAAAACAATTGCGGAAGCAATTTCAGACGGGTTTAACTCTTTCTTAGCCACTTTCAAAGGTGCGGAAAAAGAGATTAAACTGGGAAGCGTAAAAAGTGCCGATGGTTCGGTAACTATCGAATACGACGGCGACACAATGCAAACGGGCGGGAACGTTTTTGTAGTTGCAGAAGATGGAACACAAGTACCATTGCCAACGGGCGAATATCCGTTAGAAGATGGGACTATTTTAGTAGTTTCAGAAGATGGTAAAATTGGTGAGGTTAAACCAGCCGAAGCACCAGCAGACCCGAACACACAAGCGCCAATGAGCGAAGCGGTAAACGAAGCTACGGCAATCGAAACAGCTATTAAGTCAATTATGATTAAATACGCTAACGAATTTGAAACTAAATTAAAAGTAGTTTCAGATGAGAATGTTGCTTTGAAAGCTCAAATTTTAGCATTAGCAAGCCAACCAGCAGCCAAACCAATCAAAAGCACACCAACACAAACGAACGGAAAATTTTCCACATTACTAAACAAACTAAATAACTAATTATGCCAACGACATTAAACATTACTACAAACTATGTAGGGCAAGTAGCGGGTGATTATATCGCTGCTATGATTAAAGAGAGCAACACGCTTTCTGAAAATTTGATTACGGTATTACCAAACGTAGTATCAACCACATTTTTACGTAAAATCCAAACAGCCGATGCTTTTGTTGACTACGTTTGTGGATTTACTCCAGCTGGAAGTATTACGCTTTCGGAATATCCAATAACCCCTAAAAAGATTAAATGGGATTCTGAATTGTGTAAAGAAGACTTTAGACAATTGTGGACTGCACAAGAAATGGGCTTTTCGGCCCATAACGATTCTTTACCAGCAACCGAGCAAGCTGCAATCCTTTTGGATATGGGCAAAAAAGTAGCAAGAAAAATCGATTTAGACATTTGGACCGGCGATGATTCGACAGGAAAATTTGACGGATTGATTCCTCAATTTTTAGCCGATGCAACTGTTATTGATGTAGCCACACCAGTAGCCATTACGAGCGCGAATGTTGAAGCTCAATTGGTGAATTTTTTGGACGCTATTCCTGACCAAGTTATTGGAGCACCAGACTTAGTGATGGGAGTTTCTACTAACGTGCTTCGCTCATTGAAAAATGTACAAGGAAGTTTTGCCAGAGCAAACGGTACTTTTGCCAACCCATCGGAATTTGATTTTAACGGTTATACTTTAACTGAAATCAAAGCCTTACCAGCAAACACAATGGTTGCTTATGCAAAATCTAACATTACTTTCGTGACTGGACTTTTATCAGACCACAACGAAATCAAAGTGAAAGATATGGACGAAACTGATTTATCGGGTACTATCAGGATGAAAGTAGTTTTGACAGGCGCGGTTGGTTACGCTTATGGAGGCGAAATTGTGCTTTACAAAACAGCATAATATTTAATAACAAGGGTGTGAAAATCACCCTTTTTTAAAACTTAAAAATTATGGCTTGTGATATAACGAACGGCAGAAATAAAGTATGCAAGAATGGAATAGCGGGAACTTCAAAAATCTATTTATATGGTGATATTGAAAATCCTTTCACGGTATTAAATGGAGTGGCTACAGCTATTAATCCTTTGCTATTGGATGTTTTTAAATATGATTTGACGGGAGACGGGAACACTTTAGTTCAGTCGATGCAGTCAGATAGAAACGCGGGTACTTCAATGAACACGCAGACTTTGACCGTTGTACTTCAAAAAATCACCAAAGAAGATAACCATCAGTTCAATTTATTGGCTTATGGATTTTCAAAAGCGGTTGTTGTTGACAGGAATGGAAACTATCACGCGGTAGGAATTACGGACGGTATTGACTTCTTAGTGTCTCCAACAACTGGAGGTGCGAAAGCAGACTTCAACGGATATAATTTAACAGGCGTGGCAATGGAGGGAGCACTTGCCCCGATATTAGACAGCGCAACTGTAACAGCTTTTTTAGATTTGGTCAACGAGACAACTTAAAAAAAGG